GTCCCTGGCCCATTCCACAGGGGGAAAACTTTTGCATCTCCAACGCCCGGGACTTCTCTTGCCCAAAGTCTGTAGTGAGCTTTGTTCCCGCTAGTAGCAGGAATTCTCAATGCATCCAAAATCCTTTCCCGGAAGGTGTCGTCGTCTTCTATATCTGTTCCGCCGGCGAAGGGTTCCGGATTTGTTACTGATGTGACTCCTTCTACTGGCTCAACCATAAGAACTATTGCGCCAGCAGGAATATTACCAATCGTCCCGGATTCTGTACATACTGCGCTAACAGTTACTTCGCCTTGTTCATTGATTACTCCACTTTCCGTAATCTCAAAAATGATAGCGGGTGAATTGGAAGATGATTGAGTGGAAACTCGCGTTCCTGCGTTAATTACTGTACCTGGTTGTCCAGTAAACTTTACTTTCCCGGTCGAAGGCGTTGCAGGCAATCTCGTTACCCCTCTGACCTGACCAAGGTAGTCTAAATATTGACCGTAGCTGGTTTGGACAAAGAATACTTGGAGTAAATTTTGTAAGGTAAATTGGACTAATTGAGCCTTTTCAATTGCTCCAGGGCGTGTAGCATCCCAGAAAAAACTACCTTCGCTTGTATCTATTCCAGGTGGAGCTTTTTCCAACATCCTCCGATGTATCGTTTCTTCATCTTCCTTCAAATAATCAGGAATTGGAAGTTTATACGCCACTCAATTCCACCCCCTCAATTCGGACCGCCTCGCCTACGACAGGAATCACAGTAAAACTGACATACAGTTCATTACCTCTCCATTCAAACGAGAAATCTCTTACTGCGTATGTTCTGGGGTCAGTCAGCAAAGCCTCAGTAATCGTTCTTTCTACTTCTGTTTCTACTGCAGCACGAGTAGGTTGCTTCAACGCTTCCTCTATTTCCACGCCATAATTCCTGCTATACGCCAAATAGGCAAAGCGTTCAGTTAAAACCGTTTTCACGCACCACTGCGCCCAAGCCTGGTGCCCGTCGGCTATCATTATACGTCCAGCACCATCTAGGACAAAATCGCCTTTTTCAAAATCAAACAGATAGCTTTTCGGATATTCCGGCGCAAGCTGGGGTCGTTCTTGTTCAACTATTGTTGGTGGTTCAAAAGTCGGATATAAATTGGGCATTATGAGCTCACCACCTTGCTCACCACAATCGGGTCAGTATGGTCGTTCACCCAAGCTACCAGCACCCGGTCACCAGGTTTGAGTTCGGGTTTGAATTCTATTTTGACGCCATCCATAACCGTTGGTTGGAAATTGAAAGTAGCATCTCCAGTTACTGTCCCGTTCAGGCTATCCCTTAGCCCATTTTGGTTGCCTCCAAGGCTAAAAGCAGGCAATATAAGTTTTGCCGTCCACTCAGAAATCAGGTATTCTCCCTTGGGTATCGGCACGGCAAATCGGTCTATCTTTAGACTCATGTCAGATTGAATTGTACCCAACTCCAGCGCATCAGGCATGGATGTTTGGGTGCTTATCCTTTCGGCTATTACTTGTGCCAGCTTACTTGCTCCGCTGTTAGCCAACGTCCTCCACCTCCATTACCATGATTCGGTTGGTCGCATCGTGGATGACGCCGGAGATGATGTAATATCCAATCAAAGTACCAGCAGCTATATATATCTTATCTCCTCTACGGAGGAACGGCAAGTCTGGGGCATGCACTTTCCTTTGCTTCCTTGGTTGGCCTCGCTCGTTTAAAATGTCCTGCGCAGCAGCCTTAGCAGCCGATGCATTGTCGAAATGACGTTGATAGACCAATTCCTGAAGCGTCCCGAATTCAGTTCTACCGTCCAGTTGAGCCACAACAGGAGCTTTGCCTTCGCTATCTTCAGCACCAATAATTTTCACTCGGGTAACAAAGTCTTCAATATCCTGCCGGTCCTGGATGCTATCTACGTTTTCATCATGCGTGAAACAATAAACCGGACTGTTTTGTCCCGATCTAATCACATCAATTTTGCCCTGCTTACTTCGTACAATCCACTTACCAGCCCCTCTTTTTTTGGCCTGGTCAAGTACCGAGTAGATCATGTCGGCCAGAGTATCTCCCCTAAAAACCTGTTTAGCCAACGCCGCATCTGGTCCTTGAACGGTTCCCAAGGGTATTCTCCAGGCCTTAGCAATATCCTCGATGATCGCCTTTGCCGTCTGTCCAGCAGGGTAGAAGCGGTCATCCTTGCTCTTCATAAGGTAAATGAGCTGATCGTAAGCGGTAATCGTAAAATGCCCTAGCGGATCTGTGCGATAGTTCCAGGAAAATATGGTACCCCTGAAAATCTCTTGCTGACCGCTACCCCAGTCGGCGTATAGGAATATCTGACCACCAAGCGGCATGAGTTGGTGCAGCCATTTCCCGTCTGACATCTGGATGTTCTGCAACTCTGCCTCCAATCGTACCGCAAGCTCTCCGTCATTTTCTTCCCAAGACAAACTACGTATATACGGTTGCAGGTCCAGCCGCTGACCGTCGGGATGAAACAGCACTAACGAGTAATTGAGTTTTGCAACGTCAATCATACCTGCTCCCGCCTTTTATGCAATCCGTAATACTTGTCCCGGACGGATTAAGTTTGGATCTTTGCCTATCACATCCACATTGTTGTTATATATTTCACGCCAACGTCCACCGTCTCCCAGGGTCTGTTTTGCTATCGTCCAAAGCGTATCTCCCGGTTTGACGGTGTACGTTTTTGGGGCTGGAGGCGCTGGTCTGGTCTGCTGGACACCAACTGCAACAGACGAGGCTGTTTCTCCTTCAGCCCTAATAATCAGCTCTCTGGCCTCTACAAACCGAAGCGTATACCAACAATCTCCATGCCCACCTCGCCATTCATGCTCAAAACTACCATCTCCGTCAAAATAAACGTCATGGTTTATTGGTGTTTCTGTAACCAATAGCCTTAATTTAGTTCCTTCGTTTCTCCATAAAGACAAAATACCCGCAAGTTCTTTGGGCGAACGCCAATTTTTCACCATCGGGTCATCTTTCCTTGCCTCGCCCGGAAAAAACCCCTCAAATGAAAACCTAGTTGGCACTCGCCCTCTAGGCAGAGAGATTTCTCCTAAAGTAATCACATCAAAGGTCAATATTCTATTTCCAGTGTCACAGGTTATTCTTTCCGGGTTCACCGGAAAACGAACACGGCTCCCGTCAGGATCTATTAGGTAGAAGTCCATAGGATCACCTTCTTTTCTTGAAGGCATTTTATCTTTTGATCAAGTTATTTCGTCATGTTTTGAAATACCGCCCGCAAGTTATTTGCTATTTCATCCGTAATCTTGTCAACTGCTCCGTCTATGTCTTCTCGTTTCTCAATTACCACCTGTCTTACTAGACCTGTTAGGTCAAAATTAAGATTAATGGTAGCAGATCCTGGCACGGCAAGAGAAGGGGTAAAACTAACCGGAATCTTTTCGCCCCCTGCATATGGTCTTACCCCAAGCCCCCTGCCGGTTTCCTCGTATAGCGCCAAAGCGTGGCTCCTCATGCCAACAGACAGCGGAATGATCGCCTCCGGGCCAGCTTCAGCAACAAGACCTATATGAGGATGAGTAAGAATCCCACCGTATTGGTGTTTTTTCGATACCGCTCCTCTTATAAGTGCGGCGCCTCCCCCCAGGACCGCGCCACCGACGCCACCAACAACAGCGCCAGGTAAACCAAATATTGTTCCTGCCGCAGCGCCTAATTTAGCTCCTCCAAGCGCACCTAAAAATACACCTACGACAGGATTAGACGTTAATGCTTCCAAAATGCCTGACCATATTCCCTTTATTATCGCTAACCCTAAATTCACAGCAATTGGGACAATATTAGGCAGGGCTCCTTCTAGTCCTGCAGCTAACAAACTACCTAAAATTTCACCAGTTTTCTTTATAGCCTCCCCGCCAGGACCTTTCAGCCAGGCGGTGACTGATTCTAGTATCTTGTCTAGCGCAACAGTAACTTTTTCGCTCCAAGTCATCTTGTTCCAACCAGGTGTGTTAGTCAAATCACTGAAAAACCGCTTTACTCCCTCGTACATCTGCTCAAACTTCCGCCCCACTCTTTCGCCAGCTCGTTCAAGCTTTCTCTGAAACTCCTCAAATGCACCGCTCGCATCTTCGGTTAAACCGATAATATCCGTCAAGATCCGCTTAACCGACCCAGCCATCCCTTTTCCAAAATGCCAGACGGTCAGTTGTACAGTGTCTTTGATTACCGCAGTCATTCCTAACAGAGAGTTGGACAGTTCTTTCATACCGCCGGCAAATCGTTGTTCGAGAGTTCGGACAATTGCCTCCATAGCCTTTGCGGAAGATATTCCGGCGCTGCCGATATTCCCCAATTTGTCCTCAGCAACCCCGAGCTCTTTAGCAAATATATTGAGCGGCAACTTTAGGTTTAAAGCTACCTGTTTTAAGTCTTGTAGGTTAAGTGTTCCGGCTGAAGCAATTTGGGTAAAACCAAGCAAGGCCGCTTCGATACCTTGCATTCCAGCTCCAGTCCGTCCGGCAGCATCACCAAATGCAAGCAAGGCTCGTTTAGCCTGCTCAAAATTATAACCAGCGCCCATCAACTGAATAGTAGCTCCTTGGAGGAACGGGAATTCAAAAGGCGTTTCCTTAGCGAAACGGACCAAGTCTTCAAAAGCCTTTTTCCCTTCTTCTACACCACCCATGTAGAAATCCAGAGACATCTGGGCCTGCTCAAATTCACCGGCCAGCTTCAGGGGATAAATTATCCCTGCACCCAATCCAGTACCAGCCCCAATGAGGGCAAGGGGGCTGGTGAGTTTGTCTATGATATTCTTTATTGTCCCCGTAACCCTATCTTTTAACTGTAATGTTACATTCCAGGTTCGGTTAGTTATATTCCGTAAACTGCTGCCAATTTCTTTCACCTTTTCTATTACACGTTCTCGTAGCGTAGCCCGTGGTTCGGCTCTCGATAAATCAAGCCCCTTAATCTGCGACATCGCTTTCGTCAATTGCCCAAATAACTGCCCTCGAAGTTCGGCAATCGGGCCTGCTTTTACATTGTTAAGTTCCGACAAGGATTTCTTCGCCTTTATAATTTCGTCTAACAGAGGCCCTTGCATTTCGGCTACAACATCTACCTGGCCTTTATCTAAGGCATCAAGCATAGCGTTGATTCTAGTAACCACAGCGGAAACCCTATCCTGAGCAGTGAGGATGGGGGAGGCCTGTTCCACCCCCAGCCGCTTTATTAACTTATCTGCTTTTAGAACATTAGCCGTAAGCTGGTCCCTTATTTTCATCACTGGCTCAATCTGGATTTTAGAGAGGGCATCAAAGTGTTTGCGTATCATCTCGTTCCGCTTTCGTGCTTCACGCTCAAAGCGGTTTACTCGTTCCTTAGCTCGTTCTATAGGCGCTTCCGATTGGTCATCCACAATTATTGGTATTTCTACACGATATATTTCACTTTCTGCCACCTTGTGCCCTCCTTTCTATTTCTTTTACTTGTTCCGCTTCGGCCTCCAGTTGAACCATCATAGAAGCCAGCATAAAAGCCCGAACTTTGTAGGGCTTGGCATAAAACTCGTCGGGAGGAATACCCTGCCGCTGGAAAATGTGATGCAGCAGCGTAGCCTTCCCCCCAGCTTTTATGAGTTTTTTAGGGTTTCCTCTGTACTTTCAGCGTCTTCATCGGCGTAACCACTGAGGCTTTCAATAAGCTCGATGCACTTTTCTTTTTCTCCTCGTTTAAGGACCTTGTCAACCAACTGCCAGCCTGTTACCACGTCTGCTTTTGCCCAAAGGTCTTTATTGTCCCAAATCGCCTTTTTGTCGTCAGGATGGGTAGCTGTGTAGACTACTAAGCTGTTGAACTTTGCCGAATTGAATTCCCGTGGTACGGCCAGGTTACCAAGCCTACGGTCTTTGGCCACTTTTGTAGCCTGGTCTCGACATTTTTCAAACTCGCTGTCATCAAGCCCTCGAACCCGGAAGGAAAACAGTTTTTTACCGTCCCGGATCACTTCAAAGACCTTATACTCAATGATTGTTTCCATCGCCTCCAGGACGCCTGCAACATCCTGGAGGATTGCATCTTCGTTCTGGATCAAATAATCCTTCTTTTCTTCACTCATATTATCCCTCCATTACCTATTAGGCGCACGGAGCACGCCCATGAAATTCAGTACTGCATCAGGCGCATTGTTGCGTAGCCCGGCAATAACTTTCTGCAACAACCGGGCATCACGGATCACTGTTTCGGTGAACGTTAAGGTTACCGTATAACTCTGCGGAACTGCCCAAGTAAGTTTGCTACCGGCAGGCTGATAATCAGTATTGGTGTAGTTTATTTGAGCCTGCCACTGGTTCACTTCAGCTAGGAAATTTCCATCGCCGTCATACAGTTCTCCGTTATAGCCTCTAAGAATATTCCTTGGATCAAAAGTACCACTGTCCAGCAGTTCCTGCAGTTCAGGCGGTGAATTTACTCGGAAAGACCAGGAGCGGTTAATAATGTCTCCCAAAGTTACATTAGCAATGTCTATAGCTCCATCAGGCACACAATCTCTGAAAACATAGCGTCCATCAGCCATCTAAAACACCTCCATTACTGGTTTTCTACCGGTGATGCAAACCGGAATTGGAAGGTGATGTAAACCTTTTCAGCGGAGTCAAGGTCATCCACCTGTACCACAAACCATGCCGAGTCTCCTACCGGCGGGTTGTTCGGGTCCTCGAAGATGGAACCCTGTAACAAGGCGCCTTCGGCAATCATCCGATTGATGATTCCTTGTGCAGCAGCAATCAGTGTCGCCCGTCCATCCGAGTTGTTATTAATCTTCCCGATGAGCGGGTCCCAAGCTGCAGCTATACGGTTCATCAGGTTATCTCTCGTCCTTACCCGGCGAATTTTCTTCCAGCCAGCATCCATATCAGCGGTAGGTGTTACAAAGGTGTTGATACCGTACTCGATGCGCACCTGCTTTTGTGCGGACATCGTAAACACCAAAGCGCCGCTATTTATTGCCTGTTCAATTTCGGCATTGGTAAGCGCCCCAACTAACTCGGTAGCATTCCGAACAACATAGTGAGTTAACGATTCGGTTATTTGAGCAGACGCAACCATGCCAGCCACTCTTGCAGCAGCCTTATAACCCTCCCTGATTACACCGTCACTACCCTTGAAACCGTTGGCAACATAGATGATTGCCGGGTCATTGAAATTCCTGGCATTAACCAGCCTCGTCGCAAGAGGAACGCTAGGAACGCTGGTAGGCTCTCCGACAACGCCCAGTACTCTCTTGCCCTCATTTCTCACCCGGTCAATATAGGCTTGCACTAGAGTATGGGTTGCTGTGTCGTCAGTATCTACTGCCAGCACGTTCCAGTCTATTGCTTCGATTGCTGATAGTCCTGCGCTATAACTTTCGCCATTTACGAGCGGGTCTTGTCCGCCGGTAAGTGACTGTTGGGTAATTGTTGCTAATGTTCCGCTACCATCATCAATCTTTGTTGCAGTAATATAAGGACTATTGGAGGCGGCTATAGCATCAACCAAAGCTTGCGGTTCGCCGCTACCTTTATCGAATGGAATCGTCTGTCGCAGGGTCGTCCCTTCGTAAAGCAATAGTTCCCGCTTTGTATCGTCAGTGAGAGAATCTCTTATAGTTACCGCAAAGTCATTACCTCTTGCCCCTTCATATTTCGCTTCAATTTTAACTACATTGGCAGATTCACTGTCTTGCAGATTTAATAATGCCTTTGTGCCACCAGTTCCAAGTCTATACGCTACAACTCTGCGACAACCGCCTCTGAATGCCTCTATTGCAGTGTCCACTGTACCTGCGCTTCCAAATGTACTAATCACTGCATCAGCATTTTCAAGATATATTACTTCCCCCAACGGTCCCCAGGAAGCACGGAACAAAGCAGCCACAATCCCCTGCGGTACAATGGATTCCGGCGGTTCCCCGATGTTAGTCACCCGAACGTATATGCCAGGCCTTATTTTTTGTTCGCCTATCTGAAAAACAGAACCAGCCATTCAGGCTACACCTTCCTTTCCAAAAAGTCTTTAACTGCCTTTTCAACTTCAGCCTTGGTCATCGTATCTTTGCCGGTCAGCTTCAAAGCGCCGACCACTACTTCTGGTTTCACGCCGAAAGAAGAAGCCGCTGCAATTAGTTCGTTGCGGGTGTAACGTGCTTCCGGCTGTTGAACCGTCGGTTCCTTTTTCTTACTCAAGCTGTCCCACCTCCATATCAATATCACCGATTGCAACAGCTTTCTTTAACATTTTATACTGTGCTTTCGGTTGTGGTACTCCAAACCGAGCAGTCAACTGTATCTGTCCCCGCCTCATCGGGTCTGCTTCACTATCTGTACTAATACGCAGCAGTTCTAAAGGACCGCCATCGGTCATCTTTAGCCTTCGCTGCTTTGCCAGCCCTTCCGTAACCTTCCGCACCCAGCTCAATCGAACCGAAGCACTGGGAGCCAGAATGTGCCCGTTAATCTGGACCTCCATCCAGGTTACTGCAGCTGTGATTTCCGTCGGCGTCAAACGTATCATTCGCCAATAGATTCCCGGCGTTATATCTGCCGGTGTCCATGTCGCCGGATTCGTTTGCACTTCCGACCATGTTTCCGCTGTCCAGTTCTGTAATGTAGCTACCGGGTCCGGTTCATAAGTTAATCCATCATAAGTTAATCCATTCAGCCAACCCAAAGCGAATACTCTGAATCGCAGTCCCCGGGTAATAGTGTCCCATTCTTCGTCTACGAAATCTTGCCCAACACTACCCAAGTAATCAACCAGATATTCCTCGCCAGCGTGGGAGAATCTGGCCCGATGTAAAGCGTTGATAATGGCATTGGCCAGGCTATCCACCTGTCGGAAAGTAGTTCGCTTGACGTAAGGCCACACCTCGATTACAGTTGAGAAAGCTGCCCAGTCCGCTTCCGGGTCTTGTACACCTTCTCTAAGTACTAGATAAGGCTTTGGAGTGTTCAGGCCTGCGGCGTGCGGTTCGTATACTCTACCTTGGATTTCTGGTATATTGTTTACCAGCAGTTGACGTATCGCTACCCTCATTCTAACCACTCCAATAATCTTTTACGGTTTGCTTGATCCGAGAAAGGTGAGCGTCTACCGTAGGCCTTACAATAGCGTAGTTTCCTCCATGAGCTAATTCAAGCCATTTTCCATATTCAACGCCGTGAGAAAGATACAAGACCAGCTCATCTCCCGCTGATTCTACGCCCCCGTGTAAGCTCTGCCGGGCGTGACCCGTCCTGTCTGTCCAGGGTGCATGGGTTTTAGCGTATCCTTCCAGCTGGCCAGCCCAATTTTGGAGCAATGCATAAAACCCTGCTTTTTTGCGCTCCAGGTATTCTCTTGTTTGGTCGCCTAATGCCATCTAGCTCACCTTCTCCAAGGCCACCTGGTAGCCTACTAACTCGTCTTTTACTACTTGCGGGTATACGGCCAGCACCTGAAACCTACCCATGCCCGACACTTCAAACTCGTCCTTCACATTAGGACCGGCCTTTACATCCGCTTCATAGTCCATCAACATTCCCCATGTTCTGTCCACCTGTTTAGTGCCAGCCAAAGTGTTAACTTCCTGCGGCACCCATGTTCCATATTGATAAATCCGCACAACAAAGGGACCTACTTCGCTTTCTACTTCCTCGAAGTAGCCACCCATATCAATTTTCTCTGTGCGGTGTATTGTAATTGTCGTTGGGTTCTGCTGAATAGCCCATTTGGTGTGTTGCCGCCGGAGAATTACCAAATCCATATCACAACACCTCCGGCGGCTTGAATTTTAGAATCATACTGCCTATACTGCTGGCGGCCATACGGCTGTAGGTTTCGGCCATCTTCAGTGCATAGTTCACCATATCTTGAAGCTTCCGCATATCGTAACGTTCTTGGCCTACAGCATAGCTTTCTATCTGTCCAAGTTCTCGCTGAAACATCCCAGCCTTTATTGTCCACCCGGCCGCAGCGGCTTCGTATATGTTTGTTGCGTCAATTAGCAGTTCGTCTATATCTTCATCCGAAAAACGAGTATCCGCATCACTTCCGCCTTCTGGGAGTCTTTCGTCCAGCAACTTCCTCAACTTTGTCCTGAGTTCCGGTGTCGGCGTCATTCTCCTTCACCGCCTTAGGCCCTTCATAATACGGACAGTTGTGCTCAATATTTGCGCTCTCTATAGTCCATCGTCTAGCCTCTAAC